TGCGGGCAGTCTGGCCAACCTCGATCTGATCCGCTTTGGTCACTTCAATGGTGCCATCACCCGCAACGGCACGGCACTTGGCAATATCATCTCCGCCGAGATCACCTATGCCAACAACCTCGACCGCGTGGAAACCATCCGCTCGGACGGGCGCATTGATGGTGCAGATCCAAGCATCGCGGCGCTGACCGGTCGCATCGAGGTCCGTTTCGCCGATCAGGTACTGGTGAACCAAGCGATCAATGGCGATCCCTGCGAGATGAGTTTCGCCTACACGCTGCCATCGGGCGAAAGCCTGACATTGACCGCGCACGCTGTGTATCTGCCCCGCCCGCGGATCGAGATTGCCGGCCCGCAGGGCGTGCAGGCGACCTTCGACTGGCAGGCTGCACGCGATGCCACGCTCGGGCGGATGTGCACCGTCACACTGATCAACAGTATCGAGGAATATTGACCATGCTGCGCCTGAACCTCGCCTGCGAGCCATACTGGCTCGATCTTGGCCTTGGCGTCCGCGTCCGGGTTGAACCGCTGACCACGGCGCTGATGGTCGCCGCGCGCAGCGACCCCGTCGTACGGGGTCTGCCGGAAGGGACCAGCGACGACGAGATCGCGGTGATCTTTGGCAAAGTGCTGGCAGACCGTGCCATTCTCGATTGGGAGGGCGTCGGTGATGCAGACGACAATCCGACACCAGTAACGCCCGAAGGGATTGCAGCGCTTCTGGATATCTGGCCGATCTTCGAGCGCTTCCAGATGGGTTATGTCGCCCGGGGTCTGGAGCTGGAACAGGAAAAAAACGCCTCCGCGCTCTCGCCGACTGGGTCTACGGCGGGGGCGAAGGCTATTGTGCCGCATGCACGCAAAACTGCAAAGACTGCCCGCAAACTCTGAACGCGCCGCGCACCTTTGAAGGCTGGCAAGTCTGGGATCTTTCAGGGCGACTGGGCGGCCAGATCCGGGCCGTGCCCGGCGTTGTTCTGGGCTGGGACATGAGCGCAGCACTCGCCATGGCCGAAGCGTTGGGCGTGGATCGTCGCGCAGCGGTCGAATTCCTTCCCGTCATAGAGGCGGTGATGGTGCGCAAACTCAACGAGCAGATGGCAGGACAAGATGACTGAAAAGCGTGTCAGTGTGCGCCTGTCTGCCACCGGTGGGCGGCAAGTGAAGGCCGAGCTGGAAGGTGTCGGCGAAGCTGGATCGCGCGGCTTTGGTCGTCTCTCCCGCGAGATGGAGGGCGCCAACGCGCGGCTGGCCGCCTTTGCGCGGCGTGCGCGGGTGGCGATGGCCGCTGCAGCGGCGGCCATTGCGGCTGCGGCTACGGCCATGATCCGGTCAGGGCTCCAGACGGTCGATGCCCAGGCCAAGCTGGCCGCCTCGCTGGATACGACCGTTGAAAGCATTCAAGTGCTGGAACGCGCCGGCGATCTGGCGGGTGTGTCGATGGGTCAGGTCGAACAGGCCGCCATGCAGTTGACGCGACGGCTGAGCCAGGCCGCTGCTGGCACGGGCCCAGCTGCAGACGCGCTGGACCGCCTACGGTTGTCGGCGTCGGAGTTGCAGGCGCTCCCACTCGACCAGCGCATTGCGCTCATTCAGGACCGGCTGGCCGAGTTTGTACCAGAGGCCGAGCGCGCTGCGGTGGCATCGCAGCTCTTTGGCGATCGCGCCGGGCTGGTGTTCACACGCATCGACACGGCCACGCTGCGCCAGGCCACGCAGGATGTGCGCGATTTCGGGGTGGTGGTGTCCGATCAGGATGCTGCCCAGATCGAGCGCACCAATGATGCGATCTCGCGTCTGGGGCTGATCTGGCGCGGGCTCTCGAACCAGCTCGCCGTAGCTGCTGCCCCCGCACTGGAGACCGTGGCCAATGCGATGGCCGCGGTGGCGCGCACCACAGGGCCGCTCGGCATCGCCATTCGGACACTGTTCGAGAATCTCGGACGGCTGACAGCCTATGCCACAGGCATTGCTGCGCAGATGGCGGGGCGTTTTGTGGCCGCCAAGATCGCAGCGGCGGTTTCAGTGCGCGGACTTGCCATGGCGCTGGTGATCCTGCGCGGGGCGCTGCTGCGTCTGCCACTCATCGGTCTCGTCGTCGCAGCAGGAGAACTGATCCACTGGTTCGGGCGGCTCGTGCGCGGTGCGGGCGGGTTTGGCAACGCGCTCTCGCTTCTGGGCGATCTCGCCCGCGAGGTGTGGGAGCGCATGCAGTTGGGTGCTGTCGCCATGGGGCTCGCGATCATGGCCAGCTGGGCTGAGATAAAGGCCGCCATTGCCGAGGCACTGCAGGCCTCACTGGAAGCGGTGGTCAGTTTTGGCAATGCTGCACTAAACACCTTTCAAGGGGCTTTTGAGGCGATCAAGGTGCTCTGGGGCGCACTGCCCGGAGCGATCGGGGACTTTGCCTTTCAGGCGGCGAACGCGCTAATCTCCGGCGTCGAGGCGATGCTGAATGGCGTCGGTGAGCGCATCAACGGATTTCTGGACGGGATTAACGCCGGGCTTGAGGCGCTGGGGATCGAGCGGCGCATCTCGCTGATCGGCAATCTGGAACTCGGCCGGATCGACAATCCCTTTGCAGGTTTGGCGGCTGAAGCGGGGACGGAGGCAAGGGCGGCGTTTCAGGCAGCGTTCAATTCCGAACCCATTTCACTGCCGGATTTGGGGCTTGGTGCCTATGCAGAAGACGCACGCAGTCAGGCCGAGGCGCTGCGCGCGACCATGGCGGGTGTGGTTGAGGCGGCAACAGCCCCGCTCGAATCCGTGGCCGCCCTACGCGAGGCCGTCACTGCGTCGGGAATGGAGGCCGAAACTGCGCTCACAGGCGCGCGCACCGCCGCCGAGGGGCTGGAGGATGCGCTGGATGCAACCGGCGAGGCCGCAGGACGCGCGGGTGGTGCCGGTCGCGGTGCTGGTCAAGCGCTGCGCGAGGCAGCGGACACCGCCCGCGATGCTTGGGATGCGACAACTGAGGCCGTTCGAGCCGCGCAGGAACGCTCACGTGAAATCGCGCAAGGTCTGGCGCAGGACATAACAGGGCCGATCAAGGAAGCGCTGAAGTCTGGTGAGTTCAGCTGGGAGACCTTTGCCAGCGCGATCTCGCGGATCGCGCAGAACCTTGCGAACCGGCTGATCGAGGCAGCCTTCAAACCGATTGAGAACGCGCTGATTAACGCCTTTTCCGGCATGGGCGGCGGCGGTGGCTTCTTCGCGAGCCTCTTCGGCTTTGCCCGCGGTGGCGTTTTCGCCGGTGGTCAGGAACTTACAGCCTTTGCCCGCGGTGGCGTCGTTAACCGGCCGACGGTGTTTCCGTTCTCACGGGGCATCGGGCTGATGGGCGAGGCCGGACCCGAGGCGATCCTGCCGCTGCGCCGCGGGCGCGACGGGCGGCTCGGGGTGGAGATGAACGGCGCCGGAGCAGCGCAACCCGCGCAGGACATGTCGACGCGCATCATCAACGTCCTCGACCCGTCGGTGGTCGGCGACTACCTCGCAACGGCCTCCGGTGAGCGGGCCATCCTGAATGTCATCCGCCGCAACCGGAGTGCGCTGAATGCCTGAGGCGGGAAACGTATTGCCGATATGGGCCTTCTCGGTGGCACAGGAAATCACCGAGGTGCTGGAATGGCGCACCGACGTTCTGACATCGCGCGCGGGTGAACAGCGTATCGCGCTCCGACCGCGCCCGCGCGAGATCGTCACTTTTCGGCACAGGCTGGATGCGCTTGGCATGGCACGGGCGGCGGAATTGACGCGCGCGGGCTTTGCCGGAGACTGGAACGTGCCACTCTGGCACATGGCACAGCAGCCGAACGCCGATCTGGTACAGGGTGACACCGAGATCCTGATCAACACTGGCGTGGCGGATTACCGTGGCGGCGGTCTGGTGGCCGTCGCTGTGGACGGCGGGGATCCAGCGGTTCTGGAAATAGCTACGGTTGAGGCGGATCGGCTGATCCTGACAGAGCCGCTTGTTTTGCAGCTTCCCGCTGTGGCGGTGGCCGCGCAGCGCACCACTGTCGCGCCGATCCGGCCAGGCGTGCTGACCTCGGCCGTCGAGGTCGCGCGACGCAGGCAAGGCGACGGCACGGTTACAGCCAGCTTCCTGCTGCGCGATGCGTCTGAACTCACAGCACCGGCGATGCCGACCTATCTCGGGCGCCCGGTGCAAACCGACCCGAGCCTCGTTCGCCGTCCGCTCACCGCCAGCCTGCGCCGTGCCGTCGAGTATGTCGACAACGGCTTCGGCCCTGTCGTGGTGGAGCCGATGCGCGATGTCTTCGAACGCAGTGAGATGATCACGCTGAAGGCGCAAGGCCCGACCGCACGCTACTCCCTGCGCCGCTGGCTCTGGTCTCTGCGCGGACGCCTGGCGAGCTTCTGGCTGCCGACTTGGGGGCGGGAAATGCAGCTGCGCGCCGC